GACGTGCTCGCCAACGGTGAAGCCATCAAATGTGTCTACAGTCTTGCCCTGCAACAGAACATGTTCTGGCCGCACTTTTACGTCCTTGCGAGTGATCCACGTTTTTGTTGGGGCTCCCACCTGCTTGGCCGCAAAGTATGTTCCAGCATTGAATGCTGTCTGTGACTCGTGGTCAGCGATGACCCTCTTGCGCTTTGTCAATAGATTTATAAAGATCGCTCCGAGTGCAGCTTTAAGCATCCCAGCACGATCTTCATCCTCGGAGAGCGCAAGAGCAATCATTATTGCCGCGGCGATCTCTTCTTTAGTAGTGTTATTCATTTGTTGCATTCTTGCAATTTGTTGATCAAGATGTTCTTTAACTTCATCTTCATCAAGGTCTGCTGGCATACCAGACTTCTGCGCCGCAAGGGTCGCCGCCTCGGCAACTATGCCCTGAATAATCGGACGCATGTCTTCCTGCAACTGCTTATTCCAAACATCTGCATCAAATATTGACGCTATGTCAATATCCCCAGTTTGTAGTCCCTTTTTAGTCTTGGAGCTACCAGCCTTCTCCGAAACAACTCGTTGTTGACGCTCAATGATTCTCTCCAAGCCACGGTCCAATATCTCTGCCCAGCGAGATGAGCTTTCGTCAGCTTTTGTCTGCCAGTCATCAGAGAAATCTTCTGACTTAAATTGAATTCTGTCGTCAAAAGCCGACAGCTGTCCTGGAGGTGTTGGTGGTAGGCCAACCTGTGGAGCTGCCTGCATTTCGGCTGCTGGTGCTCCAGCTTCAGCGGCTAGCGCCGCGGTCATGCCCTCTTGTGGCATTTCTGGCGCTCCGACCATACCTTGCATGCCAAGAGCTTCAGCGCCTGGCATTCCCGGAGGTGCACCCGGCATCATTCCAGGCTGGGCGCCCATCATATCAACTGGCTGTTGCTGCTGTGAATCAAATGGCTTATTGGTGTAACCAATTGGTGTCAGGTTTGGATTTGCAAGCATTGCATCCATTAGATCGGATTCAATTTTCTTCTTGCCAGTGCCTTGCCTGTATTCATTTCCGCTTATCAAGCCATTTTGGAATTCATCAAGTAGATAGCGCTCGCGCTCCTGCTTGTAGAGAATAAGAACTGGTACGTCAGATGTGTCAAAGTCAATGTAGAACTCTTCGTCAAGCTCATCAAGCCCTCGAGCAAGTGCGTCAAGGTGCGGGAGCATCGTTTCGTTCCAGAAGACTTTTAGTTCTTCGCCAGCGTTGCTGAATGTGCGTCCGGCGGCGTTTCCAATGACAGACTCAGGAACTCCAAAAGATGCAAGTATTTCCTCTTTTGTGATCTGACGCATCTGTATGTAGTTGGCATCGCGTGGTGATGCTCCGGTGTCAACGAAGTCAACGCCTTCATCTGACGAGACGACAGTTACTGCTCCAGCCCTGTTTATGTTGCCCCTGAAGCGGTTCCGAATCTCGTCCTTGTCATCATCGTCAACTTCTCCACGAAGAACAATGAGCCCACCGGGCCGGCCGTCATTCAGAAGGAAGTTTCTGTTGTAAACCTTGGCAAGGTTCTCAATCTCTATTGCAATACCAGCAGCTTCCATTGGCGTTAGCGACAGATATGGATCAAGGGGGTGTGGCCGGCGAATCCAAATAACGTCTTCTGGTTTTAGGGTTACCTTTGTACCGTTACGTAGGTCTACTTCAAATCCAGATACAAATGTTCGTGGATGGGGTATTGGTGCCGTGTGTTGCGGTGGCAAAAGCTGAAGCGCAATGATCTGGCCGTTGCGTCCGCGCACCTTCTCAATAAACGCCCCACGTGATGACATCAGCAACTGGGACGAAAGCCGATACCTGAACACAAACGAGTTCTCGCCCATGTTGGCTTTCGTGTTAAGGATTTTAAGAAGAGGATTATCTTTTGTTCCTCTTACTATTTGACCGTCAGGAGAGTTGTTTTTTCTAAGAATTACTGGCAGCCGTGATTGATTTCCAGCAATGGCGTCAATGCAACGGTTAACCCAAGTTACCTTTTGAACGCCCTCACGGTATGCGCGCTCAATATCCCATGCATCTTTATATGGGCGGCCTACCATCCCTGGATTGAAGGCAACTGGTGCGCCAGGGGTCAAAATTGACTTTACCTCTGGGGACTGGAGGGACTTATTTGAAAAATTGTTCCAAGCCATTTTTGCCCGTTTTTATTCCAGTCCTAATAGGAATCCGAATATGCCAGAAGTGGCCCCAGCAATAATGAAACCAACCGCTGGAGATATTAAAAAACCGCCGATAGATGTCATAATTATAAATGAAAACATCAACACATTGGCGGTGGAGCGTCGAGTTTTAAGCCGATCAGGGATCCTGAAGGCAAATTTTGTGGGTTTATCTTGTTCGTCTGTCATAGATGCATGTACACCATAGCCTATTGATGGATACTAGTGTGGAGTGTATTGACCGAAAGAAATGCTTATGACTGACTGGAACAAGGTTCTAGAGTACCTTCAACCAAAAGAATCTTTGTACTGCCCCGAGCAAGCATCAATAACTCAAAAAGTTTTTCTAAGGACTTATGGCCTTGAAGCTTTGTTCGGCGGCGCTGCTGGCGGTGGAAAATCTTCAGCATTATTAATGTCTGCGTTACAATATGTTGACGTGCCAGGTTATTCTGCAATTCTTTTTAGACGCACATATGCAGACTTGTCGCTCCCCGGAGCTCTAATGGACAGATTCCGTGAGTGGATGAAGAATTACGACGAGGTAACTTGGAACAACAACAGCTACACGGCTACATTCCCGTCCGGAGCCAGAATTTCATTCGGGTATTTAAATAATACTAATGACTATTTGCGTTACAAGGGTTCCGAATTTCAATTTATAGGCATGGACGAGGTTACCGAAATCAGAGAAAGCGACTACCGCTATCTGTTCTCCCGTCTGCGTCGCCCTGCATCTGGCGAGCTAGCCAAAGTCCCACTTCGCATGCGGTGTGCTTCCAACCCAGCGCCAAACTGGGTACGCCAAAGATTTATTGTAGAAGGCAAAGAAACTGGAAGAATATTTGTTCCGTCATTACTAACGGACAACCCTGGAATTGACGCTGACTCCTACCGACAGGCACTTTCTGCCCTTGACCCAGTTGAGCGCCGGCGCCTTGAAGAGGGAGACTGGTGGAGCACAACGCTTGGAACAATGTTTGACAGGACATCCTTTGTTCTGATAGATCCAGTTGAGGTTCCCCAGGTCAGCACAAGCGCTCGAGCTGTCAGATTTTGGGACTTGGCCGCCACTGATCCATCACCCTCCTACCCGGACCCAGACTGGACGGTCGGCACCCTAATGCTGTTTGACCAGGGCATTGCCTATGTCCTTGATGTCCGCAAAATGCGTGGCAAGGGGGACAAGGTTGAGCAGTTTATTGCGCAGACAGCGGCGGAAGATGGGCACGCCGTCACGATAAGAATGGAACAAGAACCAGGATCATCAGGCAAGGCCTTGGTTGATCAATATGCAAGGTACGTTGTTCCTGGGTACGATTTTCAAGGTATTCGCTCAACGGGGGATAAATTGACTCGTGCGCGACCTTTTGCCGCGGCCGTTGCCAACGGAAATGTGCGAGTAGTGCGTGGTACGTGGCTTACGGATTGGCTTGATGAATTTTCATCATTCCCAGAGGCTTGTAACCATGACGACCAAGTTGACTCAGCAGTTGGAGCATTTACACATTTAGCTGGTTTGGGCTTGCCACAGCGTCGCCCTCTTGCTATCCTCGTCTGACGTAGCCCCACTGCTAAGGACAATTAATGACACGTAGCTTATCTGACGCAATCAGTGACGTAAAGATTGCACTACTTAACCTGGACAATGCGATACAAGCCGAGATGGCAGAAAATGACGATGCTACAGACGTCTGCACATCGTTATTTGAAATACACGCCTTGAAATCTGAAATCAGCATTGTTTACGACATGGCATGCTCTGTGGCGTCAAAAGCAATGAAAGACGCACCCGAGATCTCCCTCCCCAATGGGGCTCGAGTTGAGAAGAAGGTTGCGTCAACTCGTAAAGGGTGGAAGCACAAAGATCTAGGCAGTGCAGTTGCTGGCCGAATCGTTCAATCCGCCGTTGACATGGACACTGGGGAAGTGACTCTCAGTACCGAAGAAATGATCATGGCGATGCTGAATTATGTCCAGCCATCTTATTGGCGAATCAAAGAACTCTCAGCAATTGGCATTAATGCAGATAATTACTGCGAAGTAGACGAACCAAAGACAAGCATCATCGTGCGAAAGGGAACATCTGGTGACTGACAAGAAACTTGCCAACATGTACAAAGAGCTGAGTGAGCCATTTCCGCCAGAAATGGAACGAACGCTCACCAAGAGTGGAACACAGCTGACATACATTCCAGTGAG